ATCGCTGATGACTTCTTTAGTTCTGTTTATCCTACTATTACTTCTGGTAAAAGCACAAAAGTAATAATAGTTTCAACTCCTCATGGTATGAATCACTTCTACCGTTTGTGGCATGATGCTGAAAGGCAAAAGAATGAGTATATTCCAACTGATGTTCATTGGACTGAAGTTCCTGGTAGAGATGAGAAATGGAAAAAGCAAACTATTGCAAACACTTCAGAGCAACAGTTTAAAATTGAGTTTGAATGTGAATTCTTAGGATCAGTTGATACTCTTATTGCTCCTAGTAAATTAAGGAGTTTAATATATGAACAACCTATACAAAGAAATGCTGGTCTGGACATATATGAAGAACCAGTATCAAAGCATGATTATGCTATTACTGTAGACGTTGCTAGAGGAGTTTCTAAAGATTATTCAGCATTTGTAATTATTGACATTACAAAGTTTCCTCACAAAGTGGTAGGAAAATATAGGAATAATGAAATTAAACCAATGTTATTCCCAAGTGTTATACAAGAGATAGGAAAGAAATATAATAATGCATTTGTATTATGTGAAGTGAATGATGTTGGAGACCAAGTAGCATCTATATTAAATTATGATATGGAATATACTAATTTACTTCAATGTTCTATGAGAGGTAGAGCAGGTCAAGTTGTAGGACAGGGTTTCTCTGGAAAGAAAACACAACTTGGAGTAAAAATGTCTAAGACTGTGAAAAAGGTAGGTGCTCTTAACTTAAAGACTATTATTGAATCAGATAAATTAATATTCAATGATTATGAAATATTAAGTGAGTTAACTACTTTTATCCAAAAACATAATTCGTTTGAGGCAGAAGAAGGATGTAATGATGACCTTGCAATGTGTCTTGTAATATATGCTTGGTTAGTTGCACAGGATTACTTTAAAGAATTAACAGATCAAGATGTTAGAAAGAGATTATATGATGAACAAAAGAATCAAATAGAACAAGATATGGCTCCATTTGGTTTTATGAGTGATGGATTAGATGGTGAGAATACTTTTGTAGATGATGATGGTACTAGATGGTTTACTGATGAATATGGAGATAAAGGTGGTGGAGTAGATATGAGTTATATGTGGGAGTATATGTAATGTTACAGAAATTAAAAAAAGCATATGTTAATTTTACAGTTGCATTTGCAGTACCTTTAATTGTATTCAGTAATGTTTCTGGTGTTTATACTGGATGGAGAGACAGACAGTATGAAATGTTTGAGAAAAGAGAATTGTGTGCAAAGTTAGTAAAACAAGGTGCAGTTACTTCACAGTTTTGTAATGAAGAAATCAAATGGGGACACGGACCACAAGCAGAGTTTGATTATAGAGTTACACCAATATTCAAACAGATTGATTTAGCTGGCATTTATATAAATGGATGGTTTATGGTAGTTTGGGATTGGGTTTGGATTAGAGTGGTAAATTTTGAAACATGGTTAAAGACTATGTAATCAATGAAAACTAAGAAACAAGTTATTAATCTTATAAGGATTGTAATCTTATTCCAGTTAGGAATAGTAGGAGCAACTATATTTGGTTGCTTTTTACCTGGTAAGACATGTGATTCAGATGTAAAGCAACATATTGCCAACATGATGACTGTTATAACTACTTCTACATTTGCACTTTATGCTGCTGAGAAGTAATGGATTTAATAGATGAACAAATTAAACTAAGTCATTTATTATTCTCTGAAAGGAAGTGTAGAATTTGTGGAGAAGTAAAGGACTTAGTAAGTGATTTTTATTTAACTAGAAAAGAAAGAGGAACTTTACCATCTGCTTATTCTTATGAATGTAAGATATGTACAGTAAGAAGAGTAGTAGAGAATAGAAAGAAACATAAAACTTTTGCAGACTGGTCATATCCTGATTGGTAATGTTCGTGCGAAGCTTCCCCTCTGAAAACATCGAAAACAATAAATATTTTCAGATAAACTGAGACTTTCGGAGACAAAAACATGGCGACTCCTCAATTATCTCCTGGTGTATTAATCAGGGAAGTTGATCTTACAGTCGGAAGAGCCGAGAATGTATTAGATAACATTGGTGCTATTGCAGGTCCATTCAAAATTGGTCCTGTTGATGAAGTTGTAGATATTCAGACTTCACAACAATTTATCGATACATTTGGTAAGCCACTTTCATCTGATAGACAATATGAGTATTGGATGGCTGCTTCATCCTTCCTATCATACGGAGGAGTACTTAAGGTAGTTAGAGCTAGTAATACTAACTTGAATAATGCCAATGCTGGTGTTGGTATTGCATCTACTACTGCTTTGCAGATTTACAATAAGGACGATTACGAAGGTAATCATGCTACTGCTACAGACTTTACATATTCTGCTAAGAACCCAGGTAATTGGGCAGACTCAATGAAGATCTGTACAATAGATGATTTAGCAGACCAAACCATTGGTATTACTACAGATGATCCAAATAGTGCTGGTATAGTAATAGGATATGGTGTTACACAATCAATAGATGATACTGTTTCTGTTGGTGTTGGAACAACAGCATCTTTCAAAGGTTTCATAAAAGGAATTATTACTGGTGTATCAACTGATTCAACAGATAGTAGAAGTACATTTGATGTTAAGATTACTTCACAAGTCTCATATGCTGGAACAGAAACTGCTATAACATATGCAGAAAGTGATCCTGGTAAATCATTCTCTGTATCAAGTACTAATAAAGTCTTCTTTGTTAACAACTCTGGTATTAATACTGGTGGTGGAGGTGCTACTGGAGTAGACTATGCAACTCAAACTGCAGTTGACTGGTATGATCAACAGACTCTAGGGTTAACAAACTCAACAGTTTACTGGAAAGCAATTGCTGGTAAGCCTAAGACAAGTAATTATGTCTCAGAGAGACAAGGTAAAAATGATACAATGCATATAGTCATTGTAGATGATACTGGTTCAATTACAGGAATTCAAGGAAATATTCTTGAGAAGCATACATTCCTTTCTAAAGCAAAGGATGCATCTGCAGATGGTGAATCTGGTAAGAAGACTTACTATAAGGATTACCTTGTAGATAATTCATCTCAAATATATGCTGGATATAACCCATCACAAGGTGCTGATGCTTATTGGTTAACTTCACCTAAAGCAAATGGATTCTCAGCAAGTTATACTAAGGTAACAACTGCTGATGGTCTTTGGGGATTAGACGCACAAGGAGTTAACTTTAGTAGTCTAGGAAACAACACTTACTCACTGGGTGGTGGAGTCAACTATAGTGCTACTCAAGGAATGAGTGCAGATCTAGGAGACTTAATCAATGCTTATGATAAGTTCTCTAATAAAGATGATGTTGCAGTTGACTTCCTAATCATGGGACCAGGTTGCACTAAGGAGAGTGAAACTCAAGCAAAAGCAAATAATCTTCTATCAATTGCTGGTAGTAGAAAGGATTGTGTTGCTTGTATTTCTCCTCATAGAGCAAATGTTGTTAATGTTACTAACACAACAACACAGACCAATAATCTACTGAAATTCTTCAGTCCACTTTCCTCATCTTCTTATGGTGTATTTGATAGTGGATACAAGTACATGTATGATAGATTTAACAATGAGTTCCGTTGGATACCATGTAATGGAGATATTGCTGGATTGATGGTAAGAACAGGAATCAATGCATATCCTTGGTTCTCACCTGCTGGTCAGCAAAGAGGTATACTTAACAATGCTGTTAAGTTAGCATATACTCCTAATAAGGATCAAAGAGATCTTCTTTATTCTTCAAGGATTAACCCAATTATTAACCAAAAGGGTCAGGGAATTCTACTCTTTGGTGATAAGACTGCTCTGGGTTATGCATCTGCATTTGATAGAATTAATGTTAGAAGACTATTCCTTACAGTAGAGCAAGCACTTGAGGGTGCAGCAAATGCTCAACTCTTTGAACTTAATGATGTTAACACAAGATCAAACTTTGTTAATATTGTTGAACCATATCTAAGGGATGTACAAGCTAAGAGAGGTTTATATGACTTCCTAGTTGTTTGTGATGAAACAAATAACACCCCTGATGTTATTGATAATAATGAATTTAGAGCTGATATTTACTTGAAGCCTGCCAAGTCTATCAACTATGTCACTCTAACCTTCGTTGCCACCAGAACTGGTGTTGCATTTGAAGAAATTGTAGGAACTGTTTAACCATTATATTAAATAACATAAGGAGGATCAAAAACAATGGCTGAAACAAGGACACTCTCACAATTTAAAGCAAAACTAGCAGGTGGTGCTGCTAGAGCCAATCTCTTTGAAGTATCAATTCCTACTTTCCCATCTTCCATTTCTGGAGCATGGGGACCTGGTGATGATGCTGAGAATGGCATCTTTAAATTTTTATGTAAGTCAGCAAATCTACCTGCTTCAAATATAGGTAGTATTGACATTCCTTTTAGAGGAAGAATCTTAAAAGTTGCTGGAGACAGAACATTTGATGACTGGACAGTATCAGTTATCAATGATGAGGACTTTAAACTAAGAACTGCATTTGAGCAGTGGGCAAATGTTATGAGTAAGTTGGATGATGCAACTGGTGTTACTAATCCATCTTCTTACATGACTGATGCTTATGTTCAACAATTAGGTAGAGGTGCTACAGCTTTCTCTGATGGAAATCAAGGAGGAGAGTCTTCAACCTTAAGAACATACAAGTTCTATGATCTTTTCCCAACAACAGTTGGTGAAATTGCACTAAGTTATGATAGTAGTGATGAAATAGAACAGTTTGACGTAACCTTTAAAGTTCAGTACTTCACAATTGGTAATTCACTACAATCTAGTGGTTCTGGTGGAGAGGTTTTAATTAGTTGATAAATAGGTTATAATAGTATAAAAGAAGTTATACGATGGCGAGATTATTTGGATTCTCAATTGAAGATACCGAAAAAACACCCCCAGGGCTGGTATCTCCTGTCCCTCCTAACAATCAGGATGGATCGGAGCACTACGTAAGTTCTGGGTTTTTTGGTGGCGGTTATGTAGATATTGAAGGAATTTATAAGACAGAGAATGATTTACTAAGAAGATATCGTCAGATGTCTTTATATCCAGAGTGTGATAGTGCCATTGAAGATATTGTAAATGAAGCAATTGTATCAGATACAAATGATAGTCCTGTACAAATAGAATTATCAAATTTAAATGCAAGTGATGGTATAAAGAAGAAGATAAGAGAAGAATTTAGTTTTATACTTGAGTTATTAGATTTTGATAAAAAATCTCATGAAATTTTTAGAAACTGGTATATTGATGGAAGACTCTATTATAATAAAGTTATAGATCAAAAAGCACCTCATGAAGGTATACAAGAATTAAGATATATTGATGCTGCTAAGATGCGTTTTGTCCGCCATATGAAAAAGGATAAAAATGCAGGTAGTGGTGGAATGCTTGCAAGAGAAGATGTAACAGCATATAATTTCCCAGAAATAGAAGAATATTTCATTTATACTCCTAAAGGAAATCAAAGTGGTCCTACTTATACTTCCAGTGGGGGAAATCCTGCAAAGGGAATTAAGATGACTCGTGATTCTATCACCTATTGCACTTCTGGATTAGTAGATAGAAATAAGGGATCAACTCTTTCTTGGTTACATAAAGCAATTAAACCACTCAATCAGTTAATGATGATTGAGGATAGTCTTGTAATTTATAGATTATCAAGAGCACCTGAAAGAAGAATATTTTATATTGATGTAGGTAATCTACCAAAAGTTAAGGCAGAACAATATCTCAGAGATGTAATGATGAGGTATCGTAATAAGTTAGTTTATGATGCTAATACTGGTGAGATGCGTGATGATAAGAAATTTATGAGTATGATGGAAGATTTCTGGCTTCCTAGAAGAGAAGGTGGTAGAGGAACAGAAATTACTACTTTACCTGGTGGTCAAAATCTTGGAGAAATTACTGATATTAATTACTTCCAGAAGAAATTATACAAGTCATTAAATGTTCCTGAAACTAGAATTGGTGGAGAAGGTGGATTTAATCTTGGAAGATCTTCTGAAATCTTAAGAGATGAAGTAAAATTCAGTAAGTTTGTGGGTAGAATGAGAAAGAGATTTTCTCACTTGTTTAGTGATATGCTAAAAACACAATTACTTCTAAAGAATGTAATTACTCCAGAAGATTGGAATATAATGGAAGATCATATTCAATATGACTTCTTATATGATAATCATTTTGCTGAACTTAAAGATGCTGAACTTCTACAAGAAAGACTTAATCTTGCTGGTGCAGCAGATCCATATGTTGGTAAATACTACTCTGCTGATTATGTAAGAAGACATATTCTTCGTCAAACTGATGGAGAAATTATAGAGCAAGATGAACAAATAGAAAAAGAAATTAAGGATGGTGTAATTCCAGATCCAAATGCTCCTGTTGATCCTGCAACTGGAATGCCTTTAGATCCAGCAGCACCTCAAATTAATGGAGATATGGGTGCAAATCCTGTAGATCCTGCTCCACAAGAGAAAAAAATTGAACCTCCCAAGGGTGGGGAGATATAAATAACCCTACAACGTTGTATTATTGATTTTTTAAAACATGGAAGAATTAATGGATTTGATGGTGAATGATGAATCACCCTCACAAATTAGTGACAAGATAAAAGATCTTCTTTATTCAAAGAGTGCAGATAAAATTTCTGGTATTAGACCAGAAGTTGCAGCACAATTATTTGATAATGATGAGGAGATTGATGACGAAGTAGATACAGAAGTTGAATCTGAATTAGAAGTTGAGAATGAAACTGAGGTTGAAACTGAGGAAGAACCTGTAGAACAGGGCGTAGAAAATTAATAAATAACTAACGTATAGGACTATTGTAATTTAAAATAATGGCATTTAATCCCGTCAGTACTGGTGCTTCTTTGGCGGTTGCAGTCAATGGTAGTTCCGTAACCACTGGTTCTTTTGAACAACACAAATCAGATACTCTAAGAGTAACTAGTAATGTTGATTCTCTTGTAGCAGTTGGTATAGGTTCTACAAATGCTGCATCAGCAGGTAGTGTTTTTATAAAAGGAGGAGAGACTGTAAATATCAATACAGGAAGACCTTCATCTAATAGAGTCACTGGAATAACCACTAGTGGAACAAATACAACTGTTACTTTTGCAGAAGGAACTGGTTGCCCATTCTACGTAGGACAACTTATTACTGTAAGAACAAACAGTGTTCCTGATAAGCATTGGGAATTTGCCAATAAGATTATTACTAGTATTGATACTACTGCTAATGTTGCTAGTACACAAATAACAGTTGCTAATGATTATGGAATTGGTGCTGGTGCAACTGCCTTTACACAATCCAATACAATATCCAATACTGAAGCAAGAGCAGATTTAGTAGTTTCCTGTAAAGGAGCTGCTGCAAATGCTCAACTTGGAGCACTATATTATCAACAAGTTCAAGTCTCGGGGGATGCCTGATGAAACTCATTAGAGAAGAAATAGAAACAGTTGACTTTATCGTTGAAGAACGTAATGGTAAAAAGTCATTGTATATTGAAGGTATTTTCCTCCAAGGTGATATCCAGAATCGTAATGGAAGAATGTATCCAATGGAAACCTTGAAAAAGGAAGTACAAAGATACAATGAATCTAATATTGTAACTGGAAGAGCACTTGGTGAACTTGGTCATCCAGAAGGTCCTACTGTTAATCTTGATAGAGTTTCACATAAAATTGTTTCTCTAAAAGAAAGTGGTACTAACTTTATTGGTAAGGCAAAAATTATGAATACCCCAATGGGTAATATTGCTAAAAATCTTATTGATGAAGGAGTAAAATTGGGTGTTTCTTCAAGAGGAATTGGTTCATTGAAACCAACTCGCGAAGGATATAATGTGGTAAGTGATGACTTTATGTTATCAACTGCTGCAGATATAGTGGCAGACCCTTCTGCACCTGATGCTTTTGTTGAAGGAATAATGGAAGGAAAGGATTGGGTTTGGGATGGTGGTATCCTAAGAGAAGCCCAAGCTGCTAAAACATATAAGCAAATCAATACTTTAGTTGATCAAAAGCAACTAGATGAGAATAAAGCAAATCTTTTCAATGAGTTCTTAAACTCATTGTAAATATAATATCTACTAAATAAATATAGATTTAACTAAAAAATAAATCGGAGCTGTCCAAAATGTCTCGTGGTACGAATTTACAAGAAATGGAGCAATCTAAAACTGCCGTGAATGCCAATGCACCTGCACCTGAAGCAATGCCTAAGTTGACAACAGGTGGCACTTCACCCTCATATGAGGATCTAGGTGGACCTACACCTGAAAACGCTAGTCCTACTAACGACTCTGCCAAGTTGAAAGAGCCGAAGATTAAGACTGTTGCAGATGTGGTCACTAAAAATGCTACCAAAGGGGATTCAGGAATTCCTAGTGGTAATGCAACGCCAGGTACACTTAAGCAAGGAGATGAGCTAGAAGTGGAAGATTCACAAGAAGTGGTTGCTGAAGACCAAGTAGAAGAGACAGTGGATGAAACTGTTAACATCGATGATGATGTTAATGCCCTCTTAGGAGGAGAAGAATTATCCGAAGAATTTAAAGAGAAAGCAAAGGTAATTTTTGAAGCTGCTCTTAATTCTAAGGTAAAAGAGATTCAAGAGACTCTTGAAGTCCAGTATGAAGCAAAACTCGAGGAAGAGAAAGCAGAACTTAAAGTTGCTTTACAAGATCGTGTAGATTCTTATCTTGAGTATGTTGCTGAAGAATGGATGGTAGAGAATGCTCTTGCAATTGAACATGGTCTTAAGACTGAAATGACTGAATCATTCCTTAGTGGAATGAAGGGTCTCTTTGAAGAACATTATGTAACTATTCCTGAAGACAAATATGATGTGCTTGAGAGCATGGTAGAAAAACTAGATGATATGGAGACAAAACTCAATGAGCAGATTGATAAGAATATTGGATTGAACAAGAGACTCGGTGAGTCTGTTGCTTCTAATATCTTAGAATCAGTTTCTGAAGGGTTGGCAGCAACTCAAAAGGAAAAGCTCGCTTCACTTGCTGAAAGTGTAGAGTTTGATAGTGAGACACAATATCGTGAAAAGTTAGAAGTTCTTAAGGAGTCATACTTCACAAGAACAACTACTGAATCTGCTAAAGCACCTAAGGCTGCTCAAACCCTTTCTGAAGGTGTAGATAGTACTGTTGCACCAGTTGCTGGTGGAATGGATGCTTATGTAAGAGCATTAGGAAACTTCAAGCAGAGCTGAACTAATTATTAATTCAAACGTAAATTTTCACACTTTATAGGTAAACGCAATGTTCCAATCAGAACATCTGCAGGAAAAGTGGAGTCCTTTGCTAGACTATGAAGGTCTTGACCCAATTAAAGACAGTCATAGAAAAGCAGTTACCGCTGTCCTGTTAGAAAACCAAGAAAAATTTTTAAAAGAAGAATCAGCATTTAATTCTGGTGGATTAAATCTGATGGAAAGCCCAACCAACTCTGCTAACGCAGTTGGTGCTCAAGGTGGATTTGGTTCAGATGCCACTGCAGCTGGTCCAGTTGCTGGTTTCGACCCAGTTCTAATTAGTCTTATCAGACGTGCAATGCCTAACTTGGTCGCTTATGACCTTGCTGGTGTTCAGCCAATGTCTGGTCCTACTGGACTAATCTTTGCAATGAGATCACGTTACACTTCACAAAGTGGAACTGAAGCTCTATTCAATGAAGCAGATACAGCTTTCTCTGGTACAGACTCTAACTCTGATACTACACTAACCAGACCTTTCTCTGACGTTGATGTAGGTATTGGTACAGTTACTCAGAATGGTACTAACCCATCTGCCCTTAACCCTGTAGGTACTGCATCTACAAACACTGCAGCATATACAGTTGGTCAGGGTATGCCTACTGGTGACTCTGAGAACTTAGGTGCTGGTGCTAATAACCAGTTCAACCAGATGGCATTCTCTATTGAGAAAGTCACTGTTACTGCTAAGTCAAGAGCACTAAAAGCTGAGTACTCATTAGAACTAGCTCAAGACCTCAAGGCAATTCATGGTCTAAATGCTGAAGCAGAATTAGCAAACATCCTTTCAACTGAAATCCTTGCTGAAATCAACAGGGAAGTCATTAGAACAATCTATATGACTGCTGAACAGGGTGCTGTTTCTAATACTGCAACTGCTGGTGTATTTGACCTAGACATTGACTCAAATGGAAGATGGTCAGTTGAGAAGTTCAAGGGACTTCTGTTCCAGATTGAAAGAGATGCAAATGCTATTGCACAGAGAACACGTCGCGGAAAAGGCAACATGATCCTCTGCTCTGCAGACGTTGCTTCAGCTCTTACAATGGCTGGTATCCTAGACTATACTCCTGCACTTAATGCAAACTTGAATGTTGATGATACAGGCAATACATTTGCTGGTACAATCAATGGTAAGTTCAGAGTTTACATTGACCCATATTCTGCTAACCTTGCTGCTGCTAACACTGCTACCAACTCTGGTAATCAGTACTACACAGTTGGCTACAAAGGTACTAGCCCATATGATGCAGGTCTGTTCTATTGTCCTTACGTTCCTCTACAAATGGTTCGTGCTGTGGGTGAGAACACCTTCCAGCCTAAGATTGGCTTCAAGACCAGATATGGTATTGTTGCTAACCCATTTGCTCAAGGTACAACACAAGGTAATGGTCGCCTAATCATTAACTCTAACCGTTATTACAGAAGAGTTGCTGTTAAGAACCTAATGTAAATCATATTACATATCTCACAAGACCTCCTCTTGCAGGGGGTCTTTTTTTATGTTCCTCTAAATAAATACGGAGACCTGCTTTCTACCAATGTTTTGTAAAGTAAAGAAGAGTATTAAAGAATATCGTGAGTGGAAATTAAAATTCTATACTCGCATGTTAGATAATTTAGAGATAAGATCTGCTGCTATTAATGCTGCTAAAGCAAAACTAGAAGAGCAGATAGAAAGAGATACTGTAGTAGATAAATAATTAAAAAACTGGTGATATGGCGTTCCGTATACAAAAACCTAGTATTATGCCCAGTGTAGGTACAGTGTACTATAAAGGTAGCAATCAGTGGGATGAAACATTTGCTAATAGAAAACTTTATGATACTGAGGCAGCTGCTAAAGCAGAACCTTATATCTACAAGTGGGAAAATGCTACTGTTGTAGATGAGGGATAGATATGAAATCCTTTGCTACATTTAGAGAAAATTTACAAGATAGAAGATTACAATTACTAAGAAAGCAGAAAGCACAAAAACAACAATCTGCTGAAGCTGGTGATAAAGCACGTGCTTCTTTTGAGAAAGAAGTAGATGATAAAAGAGAAGCAATTGCAAAGAAAGAAAGAAAGATGAAAGAAAGAGAACAGATAAAGCAAGAAGTTAAAAAAGAATTGCAATCAGAAGAATGAAAACCTTCAATAATTTCATGGAGCAGAAAAAATGTCCTGCTGGTATGAAATGGGATTCAAAACTAAAAGACTGTGTTCCTACTGGTAAAATATATGGTATGCGCTGGTGGGGTGTAGGTCGACATCAAAATGGAGAAAATGGTAATGGAAAAAGCGGTAACGGACATGCTAATGGGAATGGGCATAGTGGAAATGGTAATGGTAATGGTGGTAACGGTGGCAGCAATGGTGGCGGTAATGGCGGTGGTGGTAATGGCAATTAGTAAATAAGTATGTTATAATGTACAAAAATGTACTTTAATTATGGAATGGGTCTACAAAATCTGGACTGAACTCACTTGGGTTGAGGGATTTATTTTTACATTATGGTTGGTTGGACTTTATTGGGGTAAGAAGAAACTAGATTATAGGTTTGCTCGTAAAACCCAACATGCTTGGGATAAGAGTGTATATAAGGTAAAAGTTGTTGATCCTGTTACTGTTACTAGGAGAAGGGTATAATGTCTGAAGAATTTACAAGAATTGCTAACTCTTTAGAGAGAATTGCAACTGCATTAGAACACCTACATATTGAAAAGATTGATCATGCTCATATAGATGATATTGGTGAGATACATGGTGATGTTGTTACACATCCTAAACAATTCTAACTATGGCACAGAGTATTAAATTTACTATCAGACAAGATGGTACTGTAACTGAAGAAGTTATAGGAGTTACTGGAACTCAATGTTTAGATCTAACTGAAAAGTTAGAAGAAAAATTAGGAGTAGTCCAATGGAGAAAAGAAACTCAAGAGTATTATCAACCACTAACTACAGAAGAAAATGTCACACTTCAGCACAATCAAAACAACGATTAAGAATAAACCTGAACTTGTAGAAGCATTAGAACTTCTACAGTATAATGTAGTTCAAGATGTTAAATTGGAAAATCCACTTGACCATGAACATAAACAATGGCAAGTTGATGTTGCTATAGGGGATGATATTGGATTTAGATTAAACAAAGATGGTGTATATGAATTAGTAGCAGATATACAAACTTGGAAAGATCCTATTCCACCTAAAAGGTTTATAGAAAAGGTTACTCAACAATACGCAAGAATGACCATACATAATACTATAAAGGATATGGGATTTTCTGTTCAGGAAGAATGGGAAATGGATGATAATTCAATTGAGTTAACAGTTACTAAATGGTAGTAATGCAAGAAAAACCTTTTCTGAATTTAGATATAGGAATAAAAGAAGTCAGACTACTGTATGATTGTATAGAATCATACGCAGAAAATTCTTCAACCCTACATCCTTCAGAAAAGGAAAGACTTACATATCTTAGAAATTTGTTTTATAAAGTGAAAATGGAATACGAGTATCTAAATAATTAAAAAAGATTATGGCTGTTAAGAAGACTATAGTTGGACAAATTGAAAATAGGAATTTTTTATCGCCTACTGGTTTCCAATTTCAATTAAACAGAGCACCTAAAGTTGCTTACTTTGGCAATTCTGTTAATATTCCTGCTATGACTTTAGGGGTTACTAATTTTCCTACGTATCTAAAAGACATTCCCTTACCAGGGGATAAGATGGATTTTGAGGATTTTACTTTAAGATTTTTAGTAGATGAAGATTTAGAAAATTATCAAGAAATTCAACACTGGATGAGAGGACTTGGATTTCCAGAAAGTTTAAAAGAAATATATGATTATCAAAAAGAGAAGAGTGATATATCTCAACCTAATAAAAGTCAATTAAATTTATATTCTGATGGAACATTAACTGTATTGGATTCTGTTAATAATCCTAAATTTAAAATAGTTTTTGAAAATATGTTCCCTGTCAGTTTATCTACATTAGACTTTGATGCTACTCAAACAGACTTAGAATACTTCACAGCAGAGGTCACTTTTAACTACACTATATACAATATACGAGAAATAAATGGTACTGAATGTTAATTTATGATTGATTTGAATGGAATCCAAAAGATGTGGGAAGAGGATTCTAAAATTGACCCAGATAATTTACACACTGAATCTTTAAATATTCCCTTACTTCATGCAAAATATTTTGACTTATATAATAACATCTTTCTTTTAATGAAGAAAGCACAGCAACAAAGAAAAAATATTAGACATGATAGATATGAATATTATGGTGGTAAAGCAGATCCAGAGGTTTATATAAAAGATCCTTTTCCTAAAAAGATCAGAGATAAAGATACAATGCAAAAGTATCTAGATGCTGATGAAAAACTTTCTGCGTCTAATCTCAAAATAGAGTACTATGAAACCATGCTAAATTACTTAGAGAGCATACTTAAACAGATATCTAATAGAACATATCAGATTAAGAATGCAGTTGAAGTAATGAAGTTCCAAGCTGGTTATGGCTGATCTTACTATAGAAAAAGTAAATGAGGTATATTTAAAAGTAAAAACTGAACCATCTATTGAATATGAATTAAGAGATAGATTTACTTTTGAAGTACCCAATAAAAAATTCATGCCTCAATACAGAAGTAAGTATTGGGATGGATATGTACATCTTTTCAATATGAAGACCAAGAGAATTTATGTTGGTCTATTGGACAAGATTGTTGCCTTTTGTGAGAAATCTGGATATACATATCAATTTGAAAATAACAAATATTATGGTCCTCCATTTGAAGTCAATGAAATGATTTCTATGGAAGGTGTAAAAGATTACATGTCTTCTATTACTGGGTTTAAACCTAGACCATATCAAATAGAAGCAGTTTATGAAGCGTTAAGATATAATAGAAAACTTTTAATATCTCCTACTGCATCTGGTAAATCTTTAATGATCTATGCCATAGTAAGATATTTCGTTGCTAAGAAGCAAAAGATTCTTTTAGTTGTTCCTACCACCTCTCTTGTAGAACAAATGTATAAGGATTTTATAGAGTATGGTTGGGATGTCAAAAATCATTGTCATAGGATTTATGCTGGTAGAGAAAGGACTAATGTGAATGAAGTAACAATTACCACTTGGCAATCTGTTTATGAACTAGAAAGAAATTTCTTTGTAGATTATGATGTCATTATAGGTGATGAAGCTCATCTTTTCAAGAGCAAGTCACTAGTAAAGATAATGGATAAGTTAGAACATGCAAAGCATAGATATGGGTTTACTGGAACTTTAGATGGCACACAGACCCATAAATGGGTGTTAGAGGGACTCTTTGGACCATCATATAAAGTAACGCAAACTAAGGACTTGATGGAACAGGGACATCTTTCTCAGTTAGATATTCAGTGTTTAGTTCTTAAACATAAACCTAAAAAATTTGAGACTTATGAGGATGAAATCCAATACTTAATAGGACATGAAAAAAGAAACAAATTTATTTCTAAGTTAGCAATTGATTTAAATGGTAACACTCTTATTCTTTATAGTAGAGTAGAGACTCATGGAAAGATACTTTATGAATTAATAAATAGCCTTGTAAACCATGATAGAAAAGTATTTTTTGTACATGGTGGGGTTGACGCTGAAGATAGAGAAGAAGTTAGAAAAATAACTGAAGAAGAAACCAACGCTATCATAGTCGCTTCTTATGGAACATTCTCTACAGGCATCAATATTAGGAGGTTACACAACGTTATTTTTGCTTCTCCATCTAAGTCTAGAATTAGAAACCTTCAATCTATCGGAAGAGTTTTAAGAAAAGGGAAGGATAAAGTGAAAGCCAAACTATATGATATTGCTGATGATCTGACAATAGGATCAAGAAAAAATTATACTTTAAACCATTTTATTGAAAGAGTAAAAATTTATGTTCAAGAGCAATTCAATTATGAAATCATATCAATCAATATAAAGGAGGGCAATAAAGAATGATGGAAGATGATTTTTATGCTACTGTAAAACTTAAATGTGGTGATGAAATATTTGCTAAAGTATGCGCTTCTGATGAAGGGGATAGAACTTTATTGTTAGTATCTAATCCTATTGTTGTAGAGGAAGTAAAAGCACGTGGTCAATTAACTGGATTTAAATTTGAACCTTGGCTAAAAACTTCTAATGAGGATTTATTTATTATTAATCTTGATGATGTACTGACTCTTTCAGAATCAGAAAATATTGAAATGATTATGTTCTATAAAGACTATATAAAGAAGATGAATAAATCCAATCTTACTAAATTAAATAAGAAGATGGGATATTTATCTAGTGTAAATGACGCTAAAGATGCATTAGAAAAATTATATAAATCTAGCTCTAACTAACCCTTCAAACCCAACAAAGGTATTCTACTCATAAATTGATACCTTGTCAACGTTGCTTAACTCTGTTATAATATTAAGAGCAGATAAGCAGCAATATGCCAAATTATACAGTGCCTATTACTATGACTAAGCGTAGAAAGAGATCGGAACATTATGTTAATAATAAAGAATTTCTTTCTGCATTAGAAATATATTTTGCTTCTGTTGAAAGGGCTGCTTTAGAGGATAAACCAAAACCTCAAATACCAAGATATATTGGAGAATGTTTTTTAAAGATTGCTAATCATTTATCATATAAGCCAAATTTTGTGAATTATATGTTTAAGGATGATATGATATGTGATGGTATAGAAAATTGTGTGAGATATATTCATAACTTCAATCCAGAGAAATCTAAAAATCCATTTGCTTATTTTACTCAAATCATTTACTATGCTTTTTTAAGAAGGATATCACAAGAGAAGAAGCAGTTAGAAATAAAAAATAAAATTCTTGAGAAGTCTAATTTTGATGAAGTCTTTGATTCAAATGAACTTGACTCTGCTAATTATTCAGACTATAATAGTATTAAAGATGCGGTTCATAGTAAGCTGCGTGGTTAATGAAGATTGCAATTATAACAGATCAGCACTTTGGGTGTAGAAAAAATTCAAAACTTTTTCACGATTATTTCCTGAAGTTCTATAATGATGTATTCTTTCCTGCGCTAGAGGAGGAAGGTATTGATACTGTTATAGATATGGGTGATACCTTTGATAGTAGAAAGGGTATTGATTTTTCTGCGCTGACTTGGGCTAAAGAGAATTATTTTGATAGATTAAAAGATATGGGCATTACTGTCCATACTATTGTAGGAAATCATACTGCTTATTATAAAAATACTAATGAGATAAATGCTGTAGATTTGTTGTTGAGAGAATATGATAATGTAAAGGTTTATTCAGAGACTAGTAGTATATTGGTTGATAATTTAAGTATTCTTTTAGTTCCTTGGATTAATCCTGAAAATCAAAAACAAACTCTTGGATTAATCAATAGGTCAAGTTCTCCTGTTTGTATGGGACATCTAGAATTACAAGGATATAAGGTTAATGATTATGTTATAATGGATCATGGTTTAGATGATCAACCTTTTAAAAAGTTTGATAAAGTATATTCTGGACATTATCATACAAGGTCTAATCAGGATAATATCTATTATTTGGGAAATCCTTATGAGATATATTGGAATGATCATGCTGATACAAGAGGATTTCATTTCTTTGATACAGAAACCCTAGAACATACACCAGTTAATAATCCATATCGTTTATTCTATAAGATATACTATGAGGATACACCACATCAGACCTTTGATGCAAGAGAGTATGAAGATAAGATTGTTAAGGTTATAGTTCGTAAGAAGTCTGACCTTACTCAATTTGAAAAGTTTATTGATAAATTATATTCTGCTAATGTGGCAGAGTTGAAAATTGTTGAGAACTTTGATTTTGCAGGATGGTATGATAAGGATGATTCATCTGAGGTTGAATCAGAAGATACTCTTTCCATTCTCAATAGATATATTGAAGAAGCAGAAATATCACTTGATAAGTCTGTTATTAAGAAAATGGTAGATGAGATATACCAAGAAGCTTGCGAAATAACCTGATGTATATTATAACAGTAAAAGGTAAAGAGAGAGAAGGTGCTTATTCAGTAGTTGATGAGGATCTAGATCAAGTACTTTATATTTTTGTACAAGAAGATGATGCTACAAGATATGCTTTACAATTGGAAGAAATGGATTATCCAAAAATGAAAGTTTTAAAAATTGAAGATGATTTGATGATTAAGACCTGTGAACTACATGGACACAAATATACAGTCATCACTCCAGATGACATAGTTATTCCTCCTGATACTGATACTAAGCATGATTACATTTAAAAAAATATCTTGGAAGAATTTTTTAAGTACTGGTAATCATCCTATTGAAGTAAAATTAGATGAGGAAGCAACTACTTTAATTATTGGTGCTAATGGTGCTGGTAAGTCTACTATACTAGATGCATTGACATTTGTATTATATGGAAAGTCTTTCAGAAAGATTAGTAAGAGTCAATTAATTAATACTACCAATGAAAAAAATTGTGAGGTAGAGATAGATTTCTCTGTCAATTCTACTGAATGGAAAATAGTACGTGGAATAAAACCTAATATCTTTACTATTACAAAAGATGGTGAGGAATTAAATCAATCTGCTAATGTTAATGATCAACAAAAATGGTTAGAGCAGAATGTTCTTAAGATGAACTATAAGTCATTCACTCAGATTGTTATATTGGGGTCTAGTACATTTGTTCCATTCATGCAATTGAATGGATCTAGTAGAAGAGAAGTGGTAGAAGATTTATTAGATATTAAAATTTTCTCTTCTATGAATACTCTTATTAAAGATAAGATTAGAATGGTTAGAGAAGAAGTAAAAACTTTTGAGTTGAAGAAAGAATCTCTAAAAGATAAATCAGAGATGCAAGAGAACTTTATTAAAGAATTAGAAGAGCAAGGAAAGAATAATATACAAGAGAAGGATGATAAGATTAAAGTGTTGAGTATAGAAGTTGATACTCATATAGAACATAATCAGATGAAAGAATCAACTATCTCTGATCTTATGGAAGAGCAAAAAAAGGTTTCTGGATCAGATGATAAGTTAGTGAAACTTAATAATCTTAAAGGTAAAATTACTCAAAAAGTAGCAACAATTACCAAGGAACATAAGTTTTTCACAGATAATAGGGTTTGTCCTACCTGTACACAATCTATAGAAGAAGAGTTCCGTGTAAATAGAATTGATGAAGCTCAAACTAAAGCAAAGGAGTTGCAATCTGGTTATAAGGAACTAGAAGAAGCAATTAAAAAGGAACAAGAGCGAGAGCTTCATTTTACAAATTTATCTAAGGAGATTACTAAACTCACGCATGGCATTTCTAAAAACAATACTAGGATATCTGGGTGTCAACGACAAATCAGAGATCTGGAACAAGAAATTCAGAAACTTACCAACCAACTTGCAAATAGAAATACTGAGCATGAGAAATTAGAAGAGTTTAGATCAAGTCTCCAAAAGACATATGAAAACCTTGCTGAGAAGAAAGAGAAGATAACTTATTTTGATTTCACTTATAGCCTTCTAAAGGATGGTGGAGTCAAGTCTATGATAATTAAAAAGTATCTTCCTTTAATTAATCAACAGGTTAATAAGTACTTGCAGATGATGGACTTTTACATCAACTTCAAGTTGGATGAACAATTCAATGAAACCATAGAGTCCCCTATTCATGAGGATTTTTCCTACGCTTCATTTAGTGAAGGTGAGAAGATGAGGATTGACCTAGCATTACTTTTTACATGGAGAGAAGTTGCAAGGTTTAAGAATTCTGTTAATACAAATCTTTTAATTATGGATGAGGTATTTGATAGTTCTCTAGATGGGTTTGGAACAGAAGAATTCTTGAAGATTATTAAGTATGTAATTCAGGATGCTAATATCTTTGTTATATCCCATAAGAGTGGTATGGATGAGAGGTTTGAGCATGTCATTAAATTTGATAAGGTCAAAGGGTTTTCAAGTATGCTATCATAGATAGTGTAGTGAGGATAGGGTAATGAAAGTCCCAAACTGGATACACCACTCCAAGAAGGAGAAAAAACGAAAACTTAGACCACAAGCCCTGAGACAGGCAAAAGTCAGGAGACAAGCACTTAAGAGGAAACTCAAAGGTGCTTTTTTTGTATAAATAACTCAGTTTGTCAAGAAATAAAATGACCGCTTTGATTGATCCAAAAAAGTATAGTGAGACTGTTGACCTATTGAGGTCATTTTTTTTGTCTAAAAATTTCCTAGAAGTCCATACTCAGAATAGATTGAGTATTCTTGCTGCATGTGAAGATCCAGAAACAGTAGCAACTTATGAGTATAATGGAGAAGTATGGCCACTACCACAGACTGGACAAATGTGGTTAGAATATGAATTACTTTCCAACCCTGATGCTGCAGGTTTCTTTTGTGTATCTACTTCATATAGAGCAGAACCAAATCCAGTTGAAGGAAGACATGAAACCATCTTCCCTATGTTTGAGTTTGAAATGAAAGGTGGTGTTAAAGAATTAGAAGATATGGAAAAAGAATTATGTGAGTATATTGGATTACCATTAGATCAAGTTAATGTTAAAACTTATAAAGAGTGGCAGAAAAAGTTTGATACAGATGAACTTGACCATGATCATGAAGAATCAATTGGTCTTGGTATGATTACTAAGTTCCCTGAATGGACATCACCTTTCTGGAATATGGCAAGGAATTCTGATGATACTAGTAAGAAGATTGATGTAATTATTGGTGGTATGGAAACCATTGGTAGTGCTGAACGTAGTACAGATAAGGATCAGATGCGTGAAACATTCCATACTATTTCTGATGGACAATATGCTGAACTACTTTACAAATTATTTGGTAAGGAAAGAGTTGAAAAAGAACTTGATGAGTTCCTAGAGTTTGACTTCTTTCCTAGAAGTGGTGGAGGAATCGGTATGCAACGTCTAATGAGTGCTCTTTCATAGAGCCTCCATTGTGAGGTGACGAAATTGGTAAACGTGTCAGTCTGTTTAACTGATGTTCCTGGCGGGACTTGAAGGTTCGACTCC